GCAGGTTCCCTCGAGCTCGTCGCCGCGGACCGAGACTTTCATCCCTATGTGATCGCGCAGAAAAGCGAATTCGCGCGACCGGCCGGTCCGGCCGGATCCCTTCCAGACGTGCCAGCCCTGCGCGACTCGTTGCCGCATCTCGCCGCGCCAGATCCCCGCGGCTTTTTTGAGTCCCTTGCGGATGATCGCTTTCGCGATGCGGAGCGGACGCTGCTCGAGCTGCTCGTACAGCTCGCGGCCGCCTTCGATTTTTACCGTGATAACTTTGCTCATGGCGTCGGGAGCGGGACGACGGTCGTGACGTCGACGCGCGTCGAGAGATCGCGCTCGAGGCAGTTCAAAATCAGCATGAGATTCCGCTGGTCCGGATTGTCGATAAACATAATTTGCAGATTTCGCGTGTTGCCTTCCTGGTCGACGAAGTTGATCTCCTGCTGCGGCTTGACGCCTGGCATCCAGCGCAGCGTCACGCGATGCGTAACCTGCGAGACGAAAGTCTCGGACGTGTAGACGTTGCGGCCGCTTATAAATTCGATCTTCGCCGGGACGTTCGAGGCGACGATCGGCGGATTCGCTCCGGAGATGACTTCTCCGTAATCGTCCTGCGTTCCCGACTGCGTCGCGGGATCGGAGATCGTGATACGATCGCGAAGACTCCCCGCTTCGATGTAGTGACCTTTCGTCAAATGAAAAAGCGGATCCGAGAGGGTTCGGATCCGCTTCCCCCTTTCTGTGGATTAAACGCCCTGGTGTAGCAAAGCGCGGAATTTGAAGTTAGCGTCCTTGAGTCCGCCGTTGGTGATATAGAACTTCGTCACGTTTCCGGCGAACGGGACCGCGCCGCCGGCGGCGCCGTCGGAAGTAAAGACGACTTCTTTCCCGGCGACGAGGTTGATCGTGTCCTGCGGCGACGAGGTCGAATTCGTTTTGAGTGTGACGTTCTGGTCGCAGAACAGGACCATCGAGCGGATGTTCGCGACGGTCAGAGCGATGTCCCATTCCTTGTTTGTTTGGCCGGCGGCGACTACTGCGTCGACTCCGGCTTCCGTGTCGTCCGTGTAGGTGTGAGTCGTCGAGGAAACAGATCCCTCGTCGCTCTTATACAGGACTCCGATCGAGTGCGTGAAAACGTTCGCCATGTTTTTTTCTCCTAAGTGTTGCTAGTTTTTACTGCGGGAAGCCGTTACCCCCTGGTCGGAGCGAAGTCCAGGATCCGATCGCTCCAAAGCAGAGTTTTGAGTCCGAAAGGAATCTCCGCGAGTCCAAGCGCCGAGACCGGCTCGCGGAATCCGTAAAAATGCGCCGTCAGCATCTTGATTTTGATTTTGAAGATCTCCGGGACGGAGTCGGAGTCGGCGCCATAGCCGGCCGTGAAGTGAATCCGGACCGCATTCGGAACGAAGAGCGCGGCCGGCCAGTGCGATCCAGGTTTCGGAAAGATGCGCGCCGGCTCGTTGTCGCGATCGAGGATGAAGTCGCCGGCCGGCGCCGGTCCCTTATTGATCCAAGAAACGTGATGATCGGTGGTCTGGTCGCCGAGGACGGTCGCCCAGGTCGGGACGGTGTCTCCGGTGAGGCCGTCTTCGCCGACTGCGGCGACTTCCTGCAGGTTTCCATTCGAGTCTTTGATCTGCTCGCCGACCTCGAAGTCCGTCGCGGCGGACCAGAGATCAAACTCCGGATCGGGAAGCAGATCATGCAAAGCGTTGTCCGCGCCGACATAAGAAATGCGATCGACTTTCCGGACCGGACCGCGCAGGAGTTTGATCTGCTCGGAATAGTTCCAGACGTTCGAGGCGTAGCGCGGCGGCGAGTACAGATTCGGAGGGTAGGCCTGCGGCGAGCTCGCCAGATCGGCATAAGACGGAAAGTTGTCGAGCGACTGCCGGTATCCGGTATTGACGAAGGCGCGGCCCTGGATCGGCTCGATGTGGCCGATCGCGGCCTTCGTATAGGCCGTGATGTCGGCGTCATCATCCTCGAAGTCTTCGCGGACGCGGAGATGTCGCTTCATCTCCTCGAGCGAGACGGCGACGTCGGCCGGCGGGACCTCGACGGCGATTCTAGGCATGTTTCGCCTTTCGCGGTTTGGAGTGCTGCGCCGGCGCGGTCGCGGTCGACTGCGAACGACTGACCGCCGCGGTCTCGACCTGGCCGTCCTCGACCAGCTCGACGCGCCGCGCGTTCAAAAGCGCGCGAGCGGCCATCGGGACCATATCGATGACCTGGCCGGTTGCGCGGACTCTGACTCGGATGTATGCCTGCATGTTTCTCCTCGAAATTTGTGAGGCCGGCTAAGGGGTAGTTAGCCGGCCTCTTGCCCTGGCGCGGCGCCGACTTGGGGAGCGACGCCGATCGGAGGGAAGTTGTTTTTAGGAGTGTTGGACGAGGTACTTGACGGGATGCGTCCCGGCGTCGAGTAGCTGTCCGTCATAGCGTGCGAAGCCGAGCAGCGCGATCTGCCCATAATCGGCAAACCGCTCGACCAGCTTCAGGACGATCAGCTCTTTGACGCGGCGGATCTTGTACTTTTTGAGCTGACCGAATAGGACGGTCTTGTTCGACGCGCCGAGCTGCGCCATGTCGTTGTTAATGAAATAGCTGTAGCCGTTGATGCTGTCCGGAGCTCCGGAGGTCATGCCGGGACGCCAGAGCGGCCGGCCGTATTTGTCGAGAAGCTCTTTCAGATACTTCTCGGTCGTGTCGTGCATCATGTAGGCCGCGCCGCGCCTGTACGCGCGATCGACGGAGTATTCGAGCTCCGTCAAGTCGGCCGTGCCGATCGTGTTGGCCCCGGTTTCAGATCCGCCGGTGTTGCCGGCGGATCCGACGGCCGCGGCGACGCCGGAGGTCGCGCCGGTGACGATGCCCTGCGGCTCGGTCGTGCCGGCGCCGGTCGTGAATTTGGTATTGAGAATTCGACCGAGGCGGATCGCAAACTGTTCGGTCACGTAGGACTCGAGGTCGAAGGCCGTGTCCTGCAGCAATTCCATCGAGATCGGAATCATCTTGGTGGAATATTTGAAGGCCTTAAAAACGGCGCGCCCGAAGGACAGGTCCTGCTTATTGACCTGCGTGTTTTCGTCGATCTGCTCGCCGCTGACGGCCGTGTCGTTTTGCGTCGGCCAGGGGAGGTCCTGTCCGGTCGCGGTGTCCATGATGTCGCCGGCCTGCAGCATTTCGCCGTAAAACTTCATGGCGGTCTCGACGTTGTAGACGAAACCCTGCGGGATGGTGTAGCCGGCGCTACCAGTGCCGACGCCCAGGTCGCGATATTCGGGAGCTTCTCCGGCCAGGACCGCAGCGTCCTCGGCGCGGAGCGTCTGTCCGCTGTTCGGCTTTATCATCAGGTGATTGCGGAAGGCTTCCCACCAGCGCGATTCCAGTTTTTGCACGATCGCGCGGCTTGCCGGCGAGATCTTCTCGAGTGCGGCCCCGGATCCGTTCCGGAAGACTTCCTCGAGGTTGCTGGCGACGCAGCGATGACGGCGAAGGACCTGACGGTATTCGGCGACCGCGGCGACGTTCGGGTTTCCGTTCGTCGGCGCTCCGATGGGATCTTCCTGCGGCCGCGTGGTCGAGCGCAGCTCGGCCTCGACGGCCTCGGCGCGCTCTTCGCGCGTGATGTCGTCTTTCAGCGAGTCGACGTCGGCCATCATCTTGTCGAAATTGGCGCGATCTTCTGCGGTCATGGCGGCGCCCTTTTTGAGCAGCTCCGTCGCGTCCGCGTGAAGTTTTACGCGCTTCTCGATCAGTTCTTTCGATCTCTTGCTCATTTGCTTTTCTCCTGTTTTTCCGAATTTTGTCGAGCGTGTTGCCTGCGGATCCGGCCGGCGCCCCGCGGCGGCCGATCTGCTCTCCCGCGCGGTTTCCGGCCGGCGCGGGAGCTGATACAAAATCGTTTAGCGGATCGCCAGCTCGAGCCGGCGCTTCATGAGCTCGAGCTCGGTCTCCGAGACCGCGACGGCGCTGCGCGCGCCGTGCGCGCAATTTTCGCCGGTGCAGCTTTCCGCCGTGCAGTTTTCGCAGTCATCGGCCTCGCAGGCGTCGCAGTCACAAGCGCATTCGCCGGCGTCCTGGCGCTCGATCGGTTTCGCGGTCGGCTCGTCCAGGCGCGCCAGCAATTCGGCGGACAGGTGCGAGCGAAGATCTTCCGGGATCCCGGCCGGCCAGATCGTCGACGCGGCGCTGCGCGCGTCGACGGAAGTGTCGGGATAAGCGGGAAACGTGACCGGCCCGACATCGTAGAGGTCGACGTCTTTCAGCTCGCGGAGCAGAATGTAATTCCCGCGCTCGTCGACGCTGTCGTTCCAGCTCTGACCATTGGCGCGGTCGGGAATCGAGAAACTAAAAGAGCATCCGGAGATGTCGCCGCGGTCGATCAGGCTATAGACATCCCGCGCGGTTTGCGTGTCGGCCAGATCCATCTCGTAATGCAAGCCGGTCGAGTCCTCGGCCATCTTGAGCGTTTTGTTGGTCGTCCTCGAGA